GCCATAGTTGGCAGTAATCAAGTGCTTGATTGCGTAGTGAGCGATAGAGAAGATTTTTGGTATCTCTCTCGCCCTGCTCGCCCCACTCAGATAACTTTCTTGGATGAGTTAAGAACCACTCGTAGAGTGACTGCTTAATATCTTCCAACTCAATCATGCTGTACTTCTTATGGTACTCGGCTGCTACTGCAACTACTACGTAATCCCACGGCTCAATCTCAGCCCATTTCATCGACCCCACACCTTACCTTCTACAACGAATGACCCATCCTTCTGGATTGGGATAGTTACTGGAACTACATTACGACCATCCACATACAGCATACCGAAGCCTTGTTGCCATGTGAATAGCCCGCCCTTGATATACTTGGCGTGCTTGTAGTTCATTAAGTTTCCAACTTCCATACCCCATACAGTTCGAGGAGAAGAAGAACCATATGATGTAGTGTGGTGCGATAGACCCATGCGGTGCGTATGACCGCAGACTACTGACTTACCTGTACGCATAGCCAAACCAAGGGCTGTAAGCCCGCCTGTGGACTTCATAGAGCCTTCATCGCCGTGCATAAGCAACCAGTTGGGTGCTAACTCATAAGGCTTCTCATGATATGTAGCACCAATCTTATCTAGTCGCAAGAACTCTGGTAAGTCCAACTCAGGGAGCCCGAGGAGCCCAGGAGCACGCATCATGACTGTGTTATACAATCGGTCGGTGTGGTTCGACCTGATGATATGCTTAACCTTGAGTGCCTCGAGCACCCGAGTTGTTTCGTCTCTATCCCGTCCGATAGAACGCTCATATTCAAGGGGTGTACCCTTGGACCACTTACTGATTGTCTGCATATCCATTTCATCTCCAACGGAGACTACTTCTGTAGGCTTGTAAGCCTTAATGAATTTAGCGAGATTGTCTACGGCACGTTTATCGTGATACGGTATCTGCAAATCGGATACGCAAACTATTGTTTTCATGGCTTCTTTTTAGTCGCTTTCTTGACAGTTGTCTTCTTCACGGCAGTCTTCTTGACTGTCGCTCGACGCTTATTCTCCTTAGCAACATTAGCCGAATGGCTCATTGCCTGTAGATTCCCTCGCCCATCTTTACCAGCACGGCCACCATTATCTTTATGGTCAACGTCCGTACTGCGAGGTAGGGTCTTACCTGTAGACTGCTCGAACTCAACGCGAGCCTTGTTGCTAGACGTAGTAACCGTAGTGCCGTCCGCCTTCTTGCGCTTAAAGACATAGATTTTCCTTCCACCGTTTTGCTTGCTACCTTTGTAAGGTCCGAATACCTTCATGAGTTATCCCACTGTTCTCTTAATACTAGCAATCCGATGATTGCATAGTTTGCCATATCCTTAAATGAATCTTCTAGCGATTCGTGCTCTGGTGTAGCACCGCTGTCAACTAGGTTGTTGATACGTGCTAACTTGTCCCACATTCGCACACGTAATCCGTTGAGCGGACCGCCAGGGCTTAGCGAGATATTCTTCGGGCCATAATCATTATGCTTACTCAAGAGCAAGTTACCCAACTCAAAGAGCGTATCGTTTACATCATCAGGCTTCATCTTCATCCTCCAGTAGTTCTCGTAGTCCTCGGTCTAAATCCAACACAAACTTCTCAACGATGATATTCTCAACACTTTCTCGCATTGCTTGCTGGTCAGTCTCCGCTAGGTATAAGTTCATATACGCACTAGATACTATCTCACGCACTTGCGATGGCTTACTGGAGCGTTCATAGACGAGACGGAGTAGTGTCCCAACTAGCAACTTGTATCCATTAGGTAAGAGAAGTGCTGGGTCGAACTCTTCTTCGTTCTCTTCGAGTAGATGGTCTACCATTTCAAATATGTTATCGAAGTGGGTACCACATACTTCACAGGGCTTAATCTTCATAGTCATTCAACCCTATCTTGTCTCGTATGTAGTCGGCTCCGTGCTTGACGTAGATAGAATTAACATCTTCTCCGTCTGGCATTGAAACGATAGTAACTGGAAGTTCTTTGGCAAGGCTAGAGGCAAATTCTTTTCCTGGTTGGTCTCCATCAGCAAAGACGAATACTCTTTCAAAGTCTGCGAGCAGTCTGGTGTAATGCTTCTTCCATGAGTTTGCCCCTGGAACACCAACGCAAGGGATGCCAACGAGAGCAGACAAAGTAATAGTATCCAACTCACCTTCACAGACCCCAATCCAGTCACCCGCTCTTTCGATGTCTAGCACGTTGTACATCTTCGTCTCCGCACCAGTCATGCCCATGTACTTGGGTTCTACTGCTGGGTCGAGAGACCTAAATCTTAAATCAACTACGCCTGTCTTGGTAATGTACGGGATAGATAGTCTTCCAGTGTACTGCTCATGACCTACATCAGGAGTACAAACTACGCCTAATCGAGCCCCCAGTGCCGCTTCCTTTGTGATTCCCCGACTTTGCAGGTAATCTCCTGCCAGATGAATATTCTCCGCGTATCGTAACGCTGACTTCCCCAGTGATTCCTTCTGCAATTGACTTTGCTTCACGTATATCACACCTTTCTTGCTTCGCAATTATTTGAATACTGTTGCCTTGCATACCACACGCGAAGCAATTAAAGATATTGTTCTTTGTATTAAAACTCGCACTTGCATGAGAGTCATTATGGAACGGACACTTGATATTGACTTGACCGCTGGCTCGTAGGATATTAGCACCGTAGTGCTTAAGCACCTCTACGATATCAGGTAAGTCATTTTCTCTCATCCGAACACATCTCCCAATCTAAATACTAAGTAGGCATCATCTATTGATTTACCTCTTGCCTTGATAACGACTGCTGGGAGGACACTTTCCCTTGCCAAGCCTCGTGCTTCTGCATAGTGGGTTGCCTCGACTTGGGCTTCTGCCGTCCAACCTGAGAGAGTAATCTTGCCGTTTGCGCCTGGCGCTTTACACTCGAGGATGCCAATGCTTCCGAGGAAGTCTGACTTGACGACGACATCTCCTTCGTCCTTAGCACCAGCACGAGCAAGGCGCTCAGCATCGTAATTACGAGTACGGAACCAGTCGCGGATATCTGTCTCAAAGCCTGCTCCTCTAGCCTTATGGCTTTTTCTAGTTGTCATACGTTCTCTGGAATATCTTCTACATACATGTACTCAGGATTGAATGCTAACCACGTCATGAGCGTTCCGTTCTGGTCTGCTCTTCCATAACGATTCTTGACTGTTGCCACGCCCATCGATGTGCCAACTGTTCCGAGTGTACATATGAGAGCAGGGAGTTGAGAGACCTTACCTTGGATAGCGGAGCGGGGCTGACAAGGATTGCCCTGAATTGCCTCCGAAGTGTGGTGAAGCACGACAATTGCAGCATTAGTTGCTCTCGCAAGATATTTTAACTCCTTCATAATCGCTCGCATAGATGCGAACTCTTCGCCACCATCTGTGGCTACGTCCATTAAGTTATCAAGTACAATCATTGATGGGGAGCATCCCCAAAGTTCTTCAAATGCCTGTACTTCTTCTACGATATCTTCGAGCGTTGGTGCTGACTCAAACGACCAGACGATGTGACTTCCTTTTTGGAGGACTGCTTTTGTCCAACCAACATCAGTATTAAGTTTCTGTTCCACTTCACTTTGGCTCTTACCAGATATCATTGATGCTAGGCGCATAGCCATTGTGTGAGCATTAGTATCTGCAGAGATATACAAAGTTGGAACATTAGTCTTGAGTGCGAGCGCAAGAGCAAGCGTGGACTTGCCCGCTCCTGGCGCTGCTGCAAACATTGAAACTTCTGAACGTCGTATTACAATCTGGTTCTGAGCGAATGCTTTAAAACAACTAGGAAGGGGTTCTCCGCCAATTGAGGCACGTCCTACTGAGCGTACGAGTGTTCTCATTGTGCTCCCCTTTCTAGTTGATTAAAACGGAAATTGTTCTTGTTCTAGTTGACTGGCTTGCACTGGTCCGAGCCCTGAGGCATTGGACAGACCCACATCGCGTAAGGATTTCCCGTCTTGCTGGAGATTCCCGACTTGTACTTGCGAGGTCCGTGCTGGCATGTCGGTCCGCCCTGGGTTGGGGAGGAAGCCATACCTGGAGGAGTCTGCGCCTGGGGCGCTTGTGAGTATGGCGGTGGCGTTGTGCTTGTAGTGGTATCGGTAGTCGACAGGGGGGCTAGTGTACCTGCCTGAGACAGTAGTTTCTGAGTTGCATGAATCTGCGTAGCATAATCTCCGATTGACTCAAGCAACACACTTAGTTCATCGCCTGAATTAGCACGGATGTTGATGAGGTCGCCTGTAGCCAACTTATAGTTGACCTGTAACTTCCATTCTTCTGCCATTTATTTATCCTTCTTTGCTGAGAACTGACAGAACTCGGTGAGTCCACAGAGATACTGACAGTTATTGGTGTTAGGTAAGAATATACCTGCTTGCCTTGCATTGTCAAATTGTTTGATTAGATATTCCATCTTGTCGAACGTATACTCTGATAGGTCGACCATCTCAGATGTGGCGTTACCACGAGCCATGTAGTAGTTACCCCACTTGACTTCAACACCAAAGGTCTGCTCAATGCCCAACTTGTAGAAGCCCAACTGTAGGCTACTGCTAGGTGTCTGCTGGGATGTCTTGAGGTCACAGATGACCAGTTGACCATCAACGTCGAACACTCGGTCGATAATCATCTTAACAGGAACGCCAGCAACGACTGGTGTGAGTGCAAGTTCAATCCCTGGATTGCCATCTGGCGCTTGCCAAATCTTCCAGTTAGGATTGTGCTTACGCCATGCAATGTAACCCTCGACCCACTTGGGTCCTTGAGATTGCCAGAAGTTCTGGTCTTCCTTATTTGGATTAGCCTTAGTGGCACGACCACCAACACGTGCGTTAGTTAGGTCTGTATCGCCTTTAGATTCAGTCCAGGCTACATCCCATAATTCCTGTACGGTACTCACATGGTCTCCTTGTCATAGTTTTCGCATGCAAGGTGGAAGGCGGAGCCTCCGACTGACCATACGGATGGGGCTTCCTGCTTGTTGAGTAGCCTACCTAGGTAATACTGGTAGCCACAAGTCATATAAGTGGTGAACGCAGAGTAGGACATATGCTCTGGTAGTGTATATTCTTCTAGTTGGATTGACATAATTAGAGTATAAGTCTAAAGTGGTACTTTCGTCAAATAGATATATCCAACACAA